TGCTAACCACGATCCAAGTTGCTTAGCTTCACTTTCACTCATATTCTCATACATATTTTTCCAAATATTTTTAATTGTATTTGAATGTTCAATATCCTCATTAACAATTCTTTGTTGTTCAGTACCAAATTCTGCATTTTTACCTTTTTCAGCCTCTAAAAATGCATGATCATTATTTTTCTTATCTTCAAGCATTCCGTCTTGAATTTCTTTTATTTTTGTTGCGTGTCTTTGTTCTTCATCAGCTATTTTGGAATTTGATTCTGTTATTTTTTGCATGAAAGTATCACTTTCTGTTGCGCGTGAAGTATAACCATTAGAATAAATTGCATTAACTTTTGCAACTTCTTCATTAGCTTGAGCAATAGAAGATTCTTTTTTAGCAATTATAGCATTATATTCTCTAGCATATTCAGCATTTTCCATATTAGCTTTTTCACCATATCGGGTATTTAAAAGTGCAATTTCTTCGATAGTACGCTGGTTAATAATAGAAATTTCAGCATTAGCTTGGTCTTGTGCCGTTTTAATCCACTCTTGTGACAAAACTTTATATTCTT